GTGTTAGGATCAGCACTGGAAAAATCGATCGCTCCGACTGGGTAGGAGTTGAAATAAGAACTTAGAGAGTCACAATCTCTGCCTTTGTGCCCACTTGGAGAGTAACCCTTAATTAAAATACTAACCATGGCCACAATCACATCATTCAAAAAGAATTTACGCATCGTGCGAGCGTTGTCCAGCTTTGCCCAAAAGTTATCTGCCGCAACAGTAAATCATGACTCATCAAGTGTATTGTACACTGCTATTGGCGTGGCAAGTGTATCTTACGCCCTTCTAAGAGTAGCACGCTACAAATTTACCGACACAAACAGTGTGAAGTTACGCTCCGTATTGGACAGTGCGACCGAAACATTAGCCACAGACTGTGTAGTAAATTGTGTGAATCCCCCAGACTCAACAGTCAGCAGCAACACTGTTGTAGCTTACTACAACACCAACACCCAAAATATTAGCGGACCATTTAATGTTCCAACAATAGATTACTCCCCAATTGAGACACCGACAACTCAGTTCGTAATGGAACCGGTTGAGCAAAAACAACATCGACGCATACGCTCTAAAAAGGTGTATGTTGCGAGTGTCATTGCTGAGGTGAAGGTTCGATTTGGGACTGCTAAAATGACAGCTGCAAATGAAAAGGCGGTGATGCGATTTGCTAGTGACATTATGCGTAAGCATGGTGTTAGACATACGGTTATTCGCAAATACCTGCCTACAATAGTTAGCGCATGTTTCGTTCCTGATAAATGGGAACTAAAGGGTGCAGCACTGTCTGCATGTCCAGCTGCGATCGGTCGCAGAGCTGAGTTGGCGTATTACAACGCTCTCTCAGGCTCTGTTGACTGTTGAAGCGGCTTGGTAGTGGTTGATGGAGTGCGTCATTGTTCAGAGTTGACGCACGAAGACCTGGTCATCAACCATCACTACCAGGCTGAAGTCGAGCACCGTCGGATGTATGTATTACAAGGGATCTCCGGCGATGCTCGAACACTAAAATTAAACGATCCAAACATTGACACTTTGGCAAGTGCTTTGTTAGAGCGCATGTATTATTGCAAGGTGGATGGTAAATTCGTAGAACCACCACCCGTAGACGTAAAACATGTATTTAAGACGTTATCGCAATTCCGTGGTATAATGTTGCGCCGCTTTGGTATGAAACCCTCCCGTAATTCCCCTGAACAATTTGTTGAGATGTATACGGGACGGAAACGCACTATCTATGAGCATGCAGCAACAGAACTCCACTTAAATGGCGTAACACGTCGTGACGCTCGAAGCAATTCATTTGTCAAGTGTGAGAAAGTTAACCCTCTTAAAGCCCCTAGGTGCATACAACCTAGGACACCAGTTTACAATGTTAGCTTGGGCACATACCTAAAGCACATTGAACATAAATTGTATAATGCAATACAACGCACTTTCCAATCTGACACACCCATCATTATTAAAGGGTATAACGTCGTCGACTCCGCCAATATCCTAAGAAGTAAATGGGATACATTTCGGGATCCCGTGGCAGTCGGCCTCGATGCTACAAAGTTTGATATGCATGTTAGCCACGCAATGTTGAAGTGGGAACATAGCATATATGAACATTTGTACAATGGTGACACAGAGTTGAAGAAATTGCTGAAGTGGCAACGCAACAACGTTGGCCGTGGGTATTGTAAGGATGGAAGCTTAAAATATAAGGTAAAAGGGCGCAGATTTAGTGGGGATATGAATACCTCATTAGGCAATTGTATCATAATGTGCGGAATGATATACGCGTTCGCCAAAGAGAAAGGAGTGAGCATTGAGCTTGCTAACAATGGCGATGATTGTGTTATTTTCATGGAACGTGAAAAACTGAACACATTTATGGCTAACCTTGATCAATGGTTTTACAACCTTGGCTTTAGAATGACCGTTGAGACGCCCGTAACAGAATTTGAGCACATTGAATTCTGTCAAACGCACCCTATTAAATTAAATAGGGGGTGGACAATGGTGAGAAATTTTAACACCGCTCGCGAAAAGGATTCAATTAGTTTAATTGATATATCAATGGAGCAAGCGGCTATGAAATGGATGGGGGCTGTGGGTGAGTGTGGATTGGCATTAACGGGGGGGTGTCCTGTATTCCAATCATTTTACCTTGCCTATAGCCGTAACGGAATTAAGAGTAATGTACTTAATTCCGTACAGATGCAATCTGGGTTCCTGATGATGTCTCGTGGTTTAGAGTCCAAGATGGACGAAATCACAGATGAAGCTCGAGCTAGCTTCTATTATGCCTTTGATGTAACGCCTGATGAACAGGTGGCATTAGAGGAATACTATGATGCTTGGACCTATAAGCACACACTGGACCATGTGGGAGAGCTACGTGAGATTGATGTTGCCCCAATTTAGGGGCATTGAAAAACAATATGTATACTGGATTTCACGGCAATTACTGCGGGCCATATTGGTCAGCAGGTAAACTCCAACCTAGCACTAGGTCCACCCTACCACCCATAGATGAAATGGATGCAGTTTGTATGACGCACGATGGAGAATACTCTGATCAGAGTGACCTTCAAAGTGCTGACAAAGCTTTTATCCACTCTATGAACCAAATTCCTCACCCAAAAGCTAAAGTGATGGCTGGAGCGGTAGCTCTGCAGCACTCAGCGCGGGCTTTGAAAAATTTTACAACAGATTCAATTTTTCCAAACATGTCCCAACGATTTCGCGGCTCTAGAGCCAAGCAACCACCAATAAATCTCGATTTAATCAAAATACAACAACAACTGGAAATGACGTTATGCGGGCTGCTCCTGTTGCCTTTTCTACTAGGCGCACTGGCAAGGCTGCTGTTATTACACATAAGAAGGATACTATCATCGTGTCACACCGCTCAATGCTTCGAGAGGTCAATAATAATGGAG